TGGGATGGAGTCGGAGTTGGAGCACAACTCACCTGTACGGCCCAGCAAGCCTCTTCGGCTCGCTGGCTTTCGATGGCATCAGGAGTGTACTTATGACCAGTCCAGCAGGTTTCCCCAGCGGAGGGCGTCCGCCATGGGCAGAACTGCCGTCCCAGCCCGGCCCTGGAGAGTCCGGTGCACATCGTGAAGTGTCTGCTCGTGCTTCAGCTGAGTCGCCTGAGATCATCCCCGAAGTTGTAGAGCATGTCGTCCCAGCGCCGCCGGTTGAATAAGAGCAGCGATTCACCACCCTAAAGGGTAGGAGGTGGTCGTGTCCTACAGTCTTGCCGTCAAGAACGGTGATCTTGTGCAGGCCGGGTCCGCCCTGGACATCGTCTACGGCTGGGACAAACTTGCACAAGACCTTCAGATGTGGATGCTTCAGACCTATCAGAGTGATCGATTCCATGTCGATATGGGATCAATCTTGCCCGACATGATTGGCGGGGTTGTCGGCAACGCTACCGCTGAACGTGTCAGGCGCGAGATCAATCGGGTACTCGACAATTACCAACGACTTCAGCGAAAAGCGCTCAAGGAGACCCCTAAAAAGTTGTCGCTCACCGAAATCCTTTATTCCATCGATGATGTCACGGTTTCGATCAACTACGACACTGTCAGCGCCGCAGTCAAGGTTACCAGCGCTGGCAGCAGTAGCGGGACCGTGAATGTGACACAGAGTCTGTAAACCCATGCCTTCAAGTCCTCCGCAGATCAGTGCGAAGATTCTCGCCAAGCTCGCCGTCGTAGCGCCCGGTTTGTCCTGCGAGCCGGGAACTCCCGAGCGCGGCATCATCGACGCCGTCGCCGAGACCATCAGCGAAGCATCGGTTAACCAGTACCTGTGTGGTGCCATGTTCGACATCGACTCCATGACCGGATTGCAGTTGGAGGAGTTCGTCGGCATCTACGGCTTTGGGCGGCTCCAGGGCAAGGCAGCCACCGGCGTTGTCCGGGTGACATTGAGCAACGTTGCACCGCAGGACTACCAGATCCCACTGGGCAGCCAGTTCTTCACCCGCAGCGGAGTCAACACCAACAGCAACACCGGCATGACTCAGCTGTACTTCTCCAGCACACAGGCCGAAGTACTGCCCGCCGGATCACTGACCATCGACGTGCCGGTGAAGTGCTCAGTGGTCGGCACCGTCGGAAACGTGCCACCGGACACCATCACCTACCTCGGCAGCGTCATCGGCTCCGGCTCTGCAACCAACCTCACCGCACTGACCGGCGGCGTGGATGTCGAGACCGACGCCGAGTTGCGTCAACGGTTTCGGGACACTCTGCTGCGCAACATCGCCGGGACCGCCGACTGGTACAAATCCCTGTGCTTGCAAAACAACTCGGTATCACGGGTAGCCGTCTATGGCATCACCAGCCTGTATCGCACGCAGATCCAGGCACCGACCACCACTCTGGCGCTCAACCTCAGTCAAGACGTGAAATACGTCTTCCCGAAGATGACGTCGTGCTACTCCAACATCGGTCAGGAAGACGAGGTGTTCTACTCTGACACCTACGACTACAACCTGTCTTCAGGGGCCTCTCCGGTGTTCACCCGCATCGACAGCGGCCAGATCGCTGATGGCGATATCGTCGGGCTCGAATTTCAGTACACCACGGAATGCTCCCGCAACGATCCCACCCAGAACCCGCCGATCACCAATAAGGTGGATGTCTTCGTCGACGGCATCGACCCTGTATCGGTGACAGAACAGACTGTCATTCAAGCGGTGCAGTTGTCGAGTAGTTCCACCTCGCCGTACTACACCGGCAATTTCGAGCGTATCGGAAGCGATGGAACCCCATCAGCCAACAACCGCTTCATGCGCCTGGGTTCAGTCCCCATCGTCAGCTTCCCATCCACCATTGCGGTGGGCGAGACCATCTACACGCGCGGCCAGCACTATCATCTGCTCAAAGACATCACCACCAACGGTGGTAGCTCCCTGGAAGTCTCAGGCATCGAATGGACTGACGACGGCCCGAGTACAGGCCAGGCATTGACGCTGACCTACATCTACAACCAGACGCCGGAACTGCTGGCTCACATTATGAGCAGCTCCAAGCAGGTCGCCACTGATGTCATGGTGCATCAGGCGAACTTCCAGTACGTCACCCCATGCCTGAACGTCGAATACGAGACCTCGTACTCGATCGCCACCGTCAACACCGCGATTGATAGCGCGCTCAAGGTGTACTTCTCCAGTCTGGGGTACGGCGCGCAGTTTAAAATCTCGTCGTTGACCGGTGCTGTGCAGCAGGTGCTCGGCGTCGCCAGCGTAGAGCTGACGACCTCATCGGACAACGCGACCAACTACGGTGTGCAGCTGCGCAACAGCTCCTCAGATCCGACACCGCACGACAGCAAGACCGACGACTTCAAGTTCCTAGACAACACATTGCCGGTCTTCGTCAAGACTGTCATCATTCGGAAGGCGGCTCCTTAGGGTGGCTGTCTCTCAAGCGTTTCCGCTCATCGCGCCACGTTCCACCGAACTGCGCATGGCACATTTTGATCGAAACATCTACCGTGGTGACACTTCGACGATCCTCTACAAGCTCGTCGATGCTCTGTGCGGAAGTTCTGGTGCAGGAGCACTGGTCAATCAGTCGCTGCTGGCGCGACTCAGCGCGGCCATCGACACGATGTACTTCAACGAACTGGATTACATCTTCGGCAAGCTCAGCTTTCTGGCTCGATCGCCTTCGGAGAGCTACGGCTACAACCCGTCTTCGGACATGCTCACCAGCGATCAGTGGGATGAGGTTCGAGTCAAGGACGCAGCATTTCGCGCCCGCATCACAGGCTTCTTCAAGGCGTGCAGTCTTGGCAGCACCCCTCTGGGTGTCAGCGCCTGCGTGAACGCCGCACTGTCCGTAGAGGCCAACATCTACGAGGTATGGCGCTACCTCGACTCGTGGGGGTTGACAGCGTTCCTGGGCCGCGAGTCGTCCCGCAACGAAATTGTTGTTCAGCCGCTCAAGGATTCGCTTGCGCCAGCAGAACTACGACTGATCCGCGACATGCTTATGCGGGTCATCTCTGTCGACACCATCGTCACCATCGACACTGACGGACTTTCAGTAGCTACCCCGGTGCCGATCGCTGCGGCTGGATCGGACTCCACCTACTACCAGGTGGAACAGACTGTCATCTCCACCCCAGTCCTAGACAAACTGCCTTCGCCAGAACTGCTGCCAGTCAATTTGTCGTCTTCGGAGCAGTGGATGTTCAACGACGGCACGCCGACCAAAGCGCCTTACGCAGCCTTCAACATGACGCAGGAATCCTCGGACTTCTACCTCATGGACGGCGGCACCAGTAGCTCCATCGACTCAGTCATCTACGGCACGCTGCGCGACGACGGCAGCGTGCTGCCCGAGACGAACTTCGTGCAGTACGAATCCAACACCCAGTACACCGACTGGATGCCCTATAGCAAAGCTGATTCCCCCGACAACTACCCCGGCGGCAAGTACGGTCAACACCCCGCCAGTGCGCCCGCAATCAACCCTGACGGCACCGACTATGTCTTCCCTTACTCCTCGCAAGCAGACTACGTCGACACCTACGGCGCACAGGTTACCGCCATGGGCGGCATCGCCACCGGCTCGCGTTACCGGCTGCCGATCGTCGGAGATTCACAGAGCAAGACCGTCTACCTGCCGCAGTATGCTATTGCCTACACCGCACCGGCACGTGACTCGACAGTGAGCGCCTCGATGACGCAGAACCGCATCGTGTCCACTTCGCAGACTCAACGCGATCCGGCTGTTTTCGTTCGGAGCACATCGTGACACAACCCGCCGCCACTGATCCCGGTGCGCTCGACGGCCTCTACTGGAACTTCACCTGGCCGCTGGGCCTCAAGAAGCTGGTGGACGGTGTCCTCAAGCAGCAGCAGACATCCCCGAACACACCGAGCATCGGTGCACCCAGTGTGCGTGAGTGGTTCTCGCAGCCACGCGCCAGCACCGACGACACCACAGAAGTCATCCAGATCAACTTCAAATCCCCTTCGGCGATCAGTGCTTTCAGCATGGAGATCAAGCGCGTCTCGGTGCGCGTCGAGGTCTGGTATCAAGACCGGCTCAACAACTGGGCGCAAGTCTTCGACAACAACCGCATCCCTCTGTCACTGGTGCTCACGCCCACTGGCGTACCCGACAGCTGGTACAAGTGGCAAGGCGATGTCTACCCCATCGTCGCCAAGGCGCTGCAAATCCGTGCCACCCGGATGCCCAGCTCGGTACTTGGTGACACGTCTTATGTCATCGGTATCCGCAATGCGTTGCTGCGCCGCAACATTTACGACCGTAACGCCGGACGCCTGCCTATCAGCAGCGAACAAGATGCCATCGGCAACGTCATCAGCAAATACATCAAAGACTGGGACGCACCACGCGCCATTGACAACAACTACACCAGCTACTGGAAGTCGGCACCACAGCCTGACCCCAACGCTGTAGTCAACTTGTTTTTGGACTTGCGAGGCGACGACAATTCACCACAATACGTCGATGCTCTCGATATGCAGCCGCTGTACAACAACCAGATCCTGAACATCTACTACAGCATCGACGACACCGTCGGCACTCGTCAGCTCAACCCCGTCACGCTGCCGCCCGACACCGACGAAAACACCAGCTGGAAGGTCGACGCAGGCCGCTGGGACACCTCGCTAGCGCCAACTGGCACCAGCAGTTACCTGTTCCCGATGTCGATTGGGCCGCTGGTTAACCAAGACATGTGGATCGGCATCGAATGGATACCTGACTTCGATCCGGTCAACGACCACCTGGCCAACAACCCAAACCTGTTCACGGTGACACCGAGCAACAGCAGCGGCACGCAGTGGTGGCCCACGATCTACTACGACGTGGTGGCCGGGGCTATTGCTCTGGCATTCACCGACGGCACCGACACCAAAACCTACTCGGCGACACTGTCGCCAGCGTTGGTGCCCGGTCATCCGCTGCGCATCGCTGTGGGATGGACCTACGAGTCGCAAAGCGTTTACATCAAGGTCTGCCTGCAAAACGGCACCGTCATCGCGCACCTGCTTGACGAGAACCCAGACCTACCCGCGCAGGTGACGGTAGACGGCGAGGACGGCTTCACGAATTTTCGCGGCCGATTTACCAGTCACATCGTCAAGTTGGAGGACTACACCGGCCACGCTTCAGCGTTTCTGGCCAACCCCAACGTCTACGTCTCTCCCGACAAGCTGCTAGCCCACGAGAACGGCAAGCTACCTTCCACCACGCTCGACAACGCGGTCTATGCAGCCAACTGGACACTGCAAACGCACGGTTCGGGCGGTACTGACGAGAGCTTCTTCTCCAACAAGACCTGGACCCCGGTGTGGAAGAACTTCCTGACCGGGCCGGGCAAACTCTACTTTCCCCAGAAGATTTCAGCCAAGTACCTCAAGCTGGAGTTCACCAACCTCACACAAGAGCCGTACCCCGTCTATGACTCGGGCATCAAAACCGTCTATCAGACCTTCCCGATCTCAGTTCAGCAGACCGCCACCACACAGCATCCAGGACTGCTTAACGGCGGACTGATGGAACTGGGCACCGAGTTGTTCCAAGGAGCCAACGGCATCGGCAGCGTGAACTGGCTTAACCCGGCTTCGGTTAGCGCTGCGGTGGACAGAATCTACGGCACCACTGTCTCACCGGTCACCGTCATCACCGGCGCGTCGACGATCAGCTCCGAGCTGCCCAGCACCGCGACGTCCTCGACTGTGGTCACGAACACCCCTCGCACAGAATCAGCCAATCCCTACGTCTACAAACGCGCCACCCCTAACTCGCAGGTGCTGGCGGGCAACGCAATCACCACGTTGATCAACGACACGATCGAAAACATCACCACCATCAGCAACGGCATCGCTGAAGCCATCAACGACGCTTTCACCCCACTGGTCAGCTGGGCACGAAATCCCACCGGGGCGGCTCCTGTACAGGGCAGCGACTGGTGGAAGTTCCCCGGCGGCACCTTCGCCATGCCTGCTGCGGTGATGAATGGTCTGACCGCACTGACCGATACCGTCTTCGGGCGTGCGCCGAGCACTGTCACGCGCACACGATTCGTCACCACGTCGGTGCA